GGAATTTTGTTCAGGTTGAACACCCTGCTTATGACAGATTGGATGTTAGCAATTACGAATATGAAACAGAAATGAACGATGAAAAAAGAAGTATTCGTTTGATTCGAACAGACTATATTGGTGATTACGTCAATATGCATGACGAGGAAGCTGAAAGGCTATGAAGTATACACAAAATGGTTCGTATGTTCTTAAAAAGTTAGAACTGCAATTTGATGATGGTGTTGCTCATAACCTGATACCATTGTTTATGGATGTTTCTATCTATGAATCCATGTTCAGTGTTGGTATGTCTGGAAATATCACAATCATGGATACCAATTCAATTTACAATGAAAACTTTCTAGGGAACGGCGAACGTGTTGAGATTGTTTTTGAAACATCTGGAACCAACAAAGAAATTTCAGTCAGTGGAATTGTGTATAAGTGTTCACCACCAACACGCATTAACGAACACACATCGGGATTGCTTTTAAATTTTTGTTCAGATGAAATTATTAACAATTCAAGAACACGAGTCACCAAATCATATAATGATGTGTGTTCGAATATTGTCAATTATCTTCATGAAAAGATTTCGACTAAGAAATTGATAAGCGTAGAAACAAAAGAAATCAATCATTTTGTAGGGGCTAATCAAAACCCGATTCAGGTCATTGCTAATTTGTCGCGCCGTTCCATGTCAGTTAACAATGAAGGCGGGTATCTTTACTTTGAGAACAATCAACAATTTTGTTATTTGCCTATTGAATATTTGTACAAGCAAGAACCAATCACACAGTACAAATATAAGACAGCCAACATTTATGATGATGTTTCAAAAAAAGAAGAAGAATCATTTTCAGCCATTCAAGATTATTCTATTATTGATGTTCCTGATTTCATGCAACAGATTGATGACGGTGTGTTGGGGTCAAGTAGTACAAACCTAAATTTGCTTGAAAAAAGCTTCTACAAAAGTGAATATGACAATATAAGCCAGTTTAACAAAACAAATTCGCTGGCAAAGACTCCAAACCTTAATAATGAGCTTGTAAATAACAAGAACACAGACAAACTTTATACCTATGTTGATGATTTTCAGAAACCTTTTCAGAACTTTAGGTTAAAAAATATCAACACGATTTTAAACACACAGAGATATGCGGCAAGAATAACCGTGTTTGGTGATACAAACAACGTGTGTGGAAGCATTATTATTTGTGCTTTGCCAGTGTGGGGTACAGAAGCTAACAAAGGAAAAATCCCAGACCCGTATTCTGGTAAGTTTCTTGTAGCTGAAATAAAACATACACTAAAAAGAACTCAATACACACAAACTATGAAATTAGTTAAAGACGCATTTGAGGTTGGTAAATGATAGGAACGCCGTTTATTCCATTCTGGGGCTTTGTAGAGGACGTGAGTGACCCAGAAAAATTAGGTAGGGTTCGGGTCAGGGTTGTCAGTTATCACTCTGAAAACCCTTCTGAGCTACCCACAACGCAGTTGAAGTGGTTTATGTGTGTGATTAACAATTCAGAATCACAAGACGGTATTGGTACAAACCCAAAATACAATGTTGGTTCGATGGTGTTTGGTTATTTCATTGATCAGACATTACAAAACGGAATGATTATTGGTTCGTTGAACGGTATGCCTAATGGCGTGAACGATATCAACAAGCTTGCCAGAAATGAAGACATTGATCAGACTATCATTAAAGAAAAGCGTGATAACACAATAAAATCTGTTGAAATTGTAGGTGGTGGGTCATGGACAGAACCACAAACACCTTACAACACAACTTATCCTAATAACAAGGTAACAGAGTCCAACAGTGGTCATGTGACTGAGTGTGACGATACTGAGGGGGCAGAACGGTTGCATGTATACCATCGGTCAGGGTCTTTCTATGAACTGCATCCAGATGGCTCACAAGTGGTCAGGATCGTAAAAGATAACTACAGCATCACAGCAGGGGATAATTTTCTCTATGTAGATGGTGATATCAACATGAGCGTAAGCGGAAATCTTAATCAACACATTGCGGGTGATCATAATATTCAGGTTGATGGAAACAAAACAGAAGTAGTTCTTGGTGACTTGAAACAAAACATTGGTAAATCCCTTACAAGTCTTGCAGGTGGTGGAATAGGGTTGGATGCTTCCACAATAGACTTTAACAGTGGTGTGGCAAGCGGAAATGGTTCTATTCCTATTATTCTTCCATCCGAGTACAGCTTAGAATCAGCAGGTGCTGTTATAAAGAAAGCGGGTAGGTTTGCGGCATTAGACGAACCAGCAGAAATTGGTTCAACACCAGCAAATTTCCCAGAAGACACAGCACCTTCTTCGTTTGATGGGTCAGTTAAAAAAGAAGGCGTAGCACAGGGACAACAAAAAACAGTTGAGCTTTTGTTATGCTCTACAGATATTGGTGGCAAGATTACAGCGTCACAAAAATTAGCAGATACTCAGTTTACTATTGGACAGTTATCAAGTGATGCATTGTTTGCCCATACCATACGGGATCAAGCCGGACTCACTAAGCAAGTCATTGTGTGTAATTTGGAAGCATTGGCTGTGAACATATTACAACCTCTATATGATAAATTTGGCAAATTCAGAATCAACAGTGGATTTAGAATTGGTTCAGGAAGATCACAACACGAACTTGGTCAAGCCGTAGATATTCAGGAACCTTCATGGAGTTATGAAAAATACCTAGAAGTTGCTGGATGGATTACTGAGAACTTGAGTCCAGATTCTGTGATTCTTGAACACGGAAATGGAATTTGGTTGCATATTGCATATAATGGAACTTCCAAAACACAAAGAGGAAAAGTTTTAACAATGATCAATGGCAATTATCAACAGGGATTGAAAATTTATTATGTTTGAATATGAGTGGTCACACATAGCACAAATAGCAACCATTGATTCTGGTGATTCTATTTCATTCACAATCTTTGTAGAACGTATTGAATTTGATACTATTACAGAGTTAGAAACTCGAACCAAGTTAGATGTTACCTATGAACCAATCATAAACGAACCACAAAGACTTGAAGAGCTTCCAGAAACAGTAGCTGTAGCTGATGATGGAGTAGAAGTTATTATGTCAGGGATTGTAGATGCTCAGGCTTACTTTACTGACATGGCATATTCTGTTGATGGTAATTCAAGGACGGTGCAGAACATTTCTGATATACCAAGCGGTGCCAAAGTTCATAAGCTAATACCTAGCAGTGAAGAGTATAAATACTATATGTGGAAGGTCTTTGCCAATGACGCAGAAGATGATCTTTTGATTGAGCGAACATTTACACTGAAAGCCCGAATCACATGGGATGCAGCAAACAAAACAATTAAGAAACTGGCAAGCGAGATAGTATGACATTACCTGTAGCACAATTCGGTGGTTTATGCTCAGGCCACCAATCTTTTCCACCTAGACCAAACGCAGAGGCTAGTTCTGATGTGTTTGCAAATGGTATCGGTATTCAGCGGTTTGGTGATGGGTATAGTGGACATTGTTCGCCACAAAGGGGTTGTCATGTTTCGTCATTGTCAAGTGGTTCTTCGTCGGTTTTTGTTAACGGTAAACCCATGGGTAGAGTCGGTGATTCTATTGGATGTGGTTCGGTGGTGGCAGAAGGCTCACAAAATGTTTTTGCAGGATAATAATAATGATTTTTAAAAGCTCACGAAAAGACATAGACCTCTCGTTTACTACTCACCCACTAACGGGTGATCTGGCTACCAAGTCTGGTGTGGCTGCAATTAATCAGTCAATCCGAAACATCGTACTCACTAATTTTTACGAACGTGGGTATTTTGTAGAGTATGGAACGAACGTAAAATCTTCTTTGTTTGAAAATAATGTAGGTGATGTATTTTTTCAGGGTATTCGACAAAACGTTATTCGCGCTATTGAAAACTTTGAACCACAAGTAGAAATTATTGAGGTTGAAGTTTTCACTCCTGATGACCCTAACGCAATCACCATAAACATTTACTATTCTGTTATAAATACATTAGAAGAACAACAATTAAGCATTAATTTTTAAAAAAGGTATATCATGGCTAACCAACTTAATGTCACATCTTTGGACACCGAAGACTTAAAGCAGAGTCTTATTAGTTTTGTTCAAGAAAAACCTGAGTTCTCAGACATTGATTATGAAGGTTCAGCTATCAACACCATTGTTGATCTTTTGGTTTATAACACAAGCTTTACTTCGTATCAAGCTAATATGGTTGCCAATGAGTCTTTTCTAGACACGGCACAAATTCGAAGAAACGTGGTATCACATTCACAAAAGTTGTCGTATGTTCCAAAATCAACTACGGCTTCACGAATTATTTGTGATATTGAAGTTATTCCCGTACAAAAAACTAACATTTCTAGTTCTATTGTAATGGATGCGGGTACACAATTTATTGCATCAAGCGAAAACACTTCATTCACATTTGTCAATAAAGATTCTTTTGTTCTTTCTTATTCAAACGTATCTCAGTCTTATAAAGCATTTGATGTAGACTTGTATCAGGGACAGCGTATCACAGAAAGATACACGTATTCTGGTCAGTCTATTAATATTTCTAATACAAATGCTGACACATCAACAATGTTGATCAATGTAAATTCTACGCCTTACACAAAGGCTACAAGCATTGATCAATTCAGTAACACCTCACTGCTTTATTTTTTAGGAGAAAATCAGTATACACAATCTGTTGTTGAGTTTGGTAAGAACATTCTAGGTCTTGAGCCTTCTGATGGGGATATTGTTACCATCACATATATTGCAACCGAGAAAGACAGCGCAAATGGACTGACTAACTTGGTTCCAGCATCAACAATATCTGGATACAGCAATATTATAACTACAGTAACAACCGCTGCTTATGGTGGGTCAGATAGAGAGTCTATTGAATCTATTCGTTTTCAGGCTCCAAAAATCTATCAGGCACAAGACAGGGCGCTAACAGAAAATGATTATATTCCTATCTTGAAAAGCAGATTTCCTTTTATTAGGTCTGCTATTGCGTGGGGTGGAGAAAAAAACATTCCACCAGCTTATGGAAATGTGTTCATTTCTATCTTGAGTGATAGAGCAAAAATTTCATCATCTATAAAACAACAGATGGTGTCATATCTTTCTTCAAAAAATGTTGGATCTATTACACCTACAATCGTTGATGCTGTTATTTTTAATGCCAACTTACACATTATGTTTTCTTATGATAGCAGAAGCACTAATTTAAACTTTTCAAGTCTTGTTGTGGTCATTAAAGAAATAGTTAAAAATTATAATAATGAAATTTTTGATTTTGGATTGTTTTTGAATCCATCCGAACTGATTTCAAGAATAAAAATGATCTCTGGCATTACAAGCGTAGACATTGAAAAGGTTGTGTATAAAGACATTGATGTTTTGAACTTTGAAAATCCGGTGTACTCAGTTAATTTCATGAATAAAATCTATGCTGGTTCTCTGGCTATTGATGGATTTTCTGTAGCCAATAATTCAACCAACGAAAAAGTTCGTGACGACATGCAAGGAAACATTGTTTTGTCTTATGTGGACAGTTCATCAATAACACAAACTTCTAATATCGGAACCATTGACTACGAAAGCGGCAAAGTTGAATTTGAACTGAATATTATTGAAGGGGATAATCTTAGAGTGTTTGTTCAGCCTCTATTAGATAACTTTTATGTGAACCAAAATCAAGTCGTTAAAATTGATCAAAGCAACATTGAACTAATCCAAACAAATACAAGAGGCATTTAATTATGCCCAGTATAAGAGATAATATAATTTCACAGATACCTTCTCATATAATTGAGAAGTATCCTAACTTTGTTTCGTTTTTAGAAGCTTATTATGAATGGATGTCACAAGAAGGCAATCCGTATCATGCGATTAGGGAACACTTATCTCATCTTGACTTTAATAATTCAATAGATGATTTTATTAGTGCAATGAAAAATGAATACTTAGTTGACACACCAGACTCTATTCTTTTAGATAAAGAGTTGTTCATCAAATGGTCAAAGAAATTTAACAGTTCTCGCGGTTCTAATCAATCATATAAATTTTTGTTTAAATTACTATATGGAGAACAAAATACAGAAATTTATTTGCCAAAAGAAAATATTTTAAAAACGTCTGATGGTGTTTGGATTAATAATGAGTTTAGAATGCTCATTACTAATTCAGGGGGAAGTATACAAGACTTCGAACTATCTAGAATTGTTCAAGAGAGAGAATTATTTCCTAATGTATTTGAATATGCTTATGCCAACGTTGAATCAGTTAAAAATAAATACTCAGGCCAGTATAATTTAATTGAGTTAACTATTAGCAATATAGTAGGTACATTCAAAGATGGTTATCAAATTAATCCCGAAGGCAAAACAAAAAAAGAATGGCTATTACCCACTATAGGATCATTTAATATTGAATCAGGTGGCTCTGGATATCAAAAAGGTCTTGAAATTAAATTTTCAGAAGAATTGAGTCCTTATAAAGTCACGGTAGAGGCAGATAAAGATGGTTTGGTAGACTCTCGGGTTTCAGGATTTTTTAATGAATCTCAGTTAAACGTTCTAATTAATGGCACTGTGTTATCTGATTTTAGATTTGACAACAGAAATATTACCAGTAGTCAAATTTTAGTTGGAGATATAATACAGATTGAGTTTCCTCCTTATGTGGGTTATATGTCTATTGATTCTGTATCACAAAAGGATATAAGATCTATTATAAATATTTCTATACTAGACTCGCCAATTGGTATATCTAGTGATTATTATCTTAAAGTTAGTGGACAAGAAGCAGGTTCTGGTTTTGTTGGTGTAGCAAATGGTGGCCAGTATTCATCACCAATTGCTGGATATTATCAAGGTAATAAAGGTCAATTATCTTCTAATATGTATCTTCAAGATAACTATTATTATCAAGAATATTCTTATGCAGTAAAAACACAAAAAGATATTGATGATTATGGAAGCATTATAAAAGAAATCATACACCCTGCTGGATTTGAATTATTTGGGTATATGCAAATTATTCAAATAATTCAAATAATCATTGGGCTTGTTGAAAGCGAATATATCCAAATAATTCCTTTTAAGACAGAATCTAGATCTAAATATTCTCTTGGTGCTAATTATTCATTCTTTGATAAATTTAAACATGGCTTATCAAAGAGACTGTATATATTATCTAATTTTCAAGAAAAGTCGATGACTACAGGTTATGTTTATAATACACGTATGGGATATCCAGAATACGATTCATCATACAATCTTGAAGACGACACATTATCTAAAACTATTATTGATGGTAAAAGTTTTGTAGTTAACTCCGATGGTTGGATGACCAAACACAATCTTCAAGATTATTTCTTGTATATACCTCAAAATTATTCAAATGAAGTTGAGTCGGGTATTACTTATTTTGAACAGGGATATATATCGGAGAGAGAAGAATGATTAAACAACAAAATATTTTTGTACACAGAGGCAAGCCACAATGAGTGCTATCATAACAAATGATTTAAGAATCA